GTCAAGCACTAATTTTGGTAGACTCCTCGGGACTCGAACCCGAAACCGATCGCTTAAGAGGCGATTGCTCTAACCATTGAGCTAGGAGTCTGTAGAGCGTAGGGGAGTCGAACCCCTCTTACAGGAGTGAAAATCCTGGATCCTAACCGATAGACGAACGCTCCAAAATCTCCCCACCGTTAACTGGCTCCTGACTCGCCAAACGGCTTCTTTTACATCGGCGATCACACGGTGGGAACATGGACCGATGACAATCCTTGTTTCGTTTATCTCGAGAACCACGAAACAAGCCTGTAATGGCGGAGGGTAAAGGAATCGAACCATCAACCTTGCGGTGGCGCAGTTTTCAAGACTGTGTGTCTACCATAGACGCTACCCTCCTATTACGAAATTTGTAAGTCTCTAGCCCGGAAGCTAGAGGTGCCATTCGACGTATCGTTTGGCGTTGATATTGGTCGGGGTGGCAGGATTTGAACCTGCGACCTACTGGTTCCAAACCAGCCACGCTAACCAGACTGCGCTACACCCCGTTATTCATCCACAATATATGTTAACTTTAATGGTTTTACCTTTTGATTCTTGGTATCAAACCAATTTGGGTCTATGCCATTTGCATCACCATGATGATTCCAAACTTGATGACCACCATATATTGCTACATGAGCATCAACTAAAGCAGCAAAATCTGGACACAAACCTTTTGCTTTATAAGTAGGCATTACTGTTGTTTTATAATGTTCGCGAGCTTCTTTGAGAATCATAGACATTTTCTCACCCCTCTACATGATCGACGATGGTTGGGACAACTGGACTTGAACCAGTGACCTAACGCTTATCAAGCGTTTGCTCTACCAACTGAGCTATGCCCCAAAATTTCTTCAACTCACAGGGGCTCTTACCCCACCTTTTTCTAATGTCCGCAGAGTCGGCAGCGGCAGGTGTATTCTCGCAAGCAGTGTTTCGAACCACATACAGGCGATTGAATTGGTGAACTGGATGGGACTCGAACCCATGATGATTACCCGATTAAAAGTCGGGTCCGTTCGCCGCTACGGTAACCAGTCCTTGATTTTTTGAACTACGTTTAACTTTAGTCCGATGCTCTAACCAACTGAGCTAAGGGTCCAATACTTATTAGGAGTGATGTCATGTTATAGATATGGATAAACCTACATACCGTTTGCTTTACTCTGTGATCTTATTTCAGGTCATGACTCCTATTTCGATCACAACTCAGCATGCCTAACAATTTTTCCTAGGATGTTAGACCTCAGCTGTGCACTGCCCAGGAACACTGGGATTTTCCATAACACCACACCTAATAAGTTGTTTCTACTTCAGGGGATCACTAACCATTGCGTAATGGTTTAGAGACTGCCATCTACGCCCTGGCAGGAGCGCCGATCCCCTCAAGAAGAAACAACCTTTCGATTGTTTCAACTTCCAACAATGTCAAACAGCGTAGTCTTTATTCTTCACTTAGTATAACTAACTTTAACATAAAAGTCAACCATAAAAAAAGCGGGACTTTTTGGGTCCCGCCCTCAAAATTCCATTTAGGAACCTTTAGACGAGACCAGCAGCAAGCGCCTTATATCCTGCTGCAATTAACTTACGTGATGGATTACCAAAAGTATACTTATGTGTTACGCGACCCTTAGTATCCTTATGCTTATTGAGGTAGATAGCATAACCTCGCATACGGATCTGATAAATTGCATCATGTGGATTAGCAACGTTATAACGAGCAGCAATTTGCTTAGCAGTTAGACGTTCACCATTTTCAACAAGAGCTTCAAATACACGATCAGTCTTAGTCATTTATTTCTCCGTTAGGTTTCATTATTTAGTTAGTATATTTCACCTTTGCCTTAAAGTCAACTACTTTTTTCAAAGAATGTCAACTATTTTTCCATCCATATCCACAGCTCGTACTCTTTGATTGGGGAAATTGGAAGAAAGGTGCTTCATCTCAAACAGAATCTGCTGAGAATTATTTTGAGTAATGCCAAAAGTCCGCCAATTACCCGTAGTATCTTGAAGCTGAATCTGAATCATTAACCTCTCCTAGACTTGGAACCGACTTGAGTCATATCAGTTTCTGGGGTAGCATATTGCAACCCACCTTTATTAAACAGGGGCATAACCCTGCTTGCCTTAGCCAGAATTTCCTTTCGGACATGTTCTGGTTCTTTATGGAGGTTGCTCATAAGACTACGGTCAGTACAAGAAGACGCAGAACCCGACATTCCTGCAGAAACATAATTACTACGATCAACCATCATATCATTATTATAGCGTTGTTTCCATTTAAAGTCAAGCACTTTTTTACTGGCTTTTTTTCCGCCTGTCATAGACAAAACCCAAGCCTCATGCTCAGCTCTAGACAAAGCTTGGCGTTTGTTATTGCCAGGCTTACGTTTACGAGTAGTAGTAGTGGTATAAAAAGCAGGTAGAAGATGCATTGTCATCAGCGACTCCCTTATTATTCACTAAGTATACCCAATATCAGCACAAAAGTCAAGCGTTATTTTGCGCTATCTTTTCAATTACTTTTTGTAGAAACAACCTAACATTATCTTTGGCGGGTTCATATCTTTCTGATTTGATTTTCCACATCTGACGGTGATTGGAATATTTTTCCTCTTCCCACATATCATCTCGGGCATCGATCATTTCTTCAAGAGCATCAATCAATTGATCGATATCAGTTTTCTGCGGCTGTGACATCAATATCTGGCTCCATATTTTCAACCATTATATATTTTGCATCTTTATTAAACTCAGCATATGCCTCTAACATCTTACGAAGATTGTTAAGCCTCTTAATGACATCAAGAATAGTTTTATGAGCGGCTGGATCGTTGTAGCCCTCTTGGAGATCCATAAGGGCGGCATCCAAATTAGAATCAGCAGAATAATCGATATGGAACTTTATTATGGTTCCATCTTTTTGCATTTCTTCTTGGAGTTTTAGGGGAGGAAACAGGAGAGTTTTAATTTGCTCTATCTGTTTCTCAGCTGGTGTAATAGGCTTCTTTTCAATTTTCCACGGCATTCTCATAACAAATAATTACCTCACTTCTTTTTACGACCCATGTTATATTTGGCTTCTAGAGTCCATTCATCTTTTTCTTTATGATTGATGATCTTAATTTGACTCATGGAAGCTAATGGTTCCTTAATCATTTCAGATTCAATTACCTTCAGTAATCCCCAATCTTGAAGAAGTTCTATAATTTTATTACGTCGACCCTTATCTTCTTCCGAGAAATTGGAAGGTTTGCTATCTATTGCAAACATCTCTTTAAAGTGTACGATATAATATTTACCCTGCTTATGAAAAATATGGCAGGATTGATAAAGTTTCTTTTCTTTGCGAGAGGCAACCCCAATGCGAGTAAGAGTTTCTTTAATTTTTAGGAAATCTTCTTCTTCTGCTATCTTTACCTCTACTAACGAATTAAGTAAACCATTCATTTAGCTCCACCTTTTTCTTGTTTTTTTCTAATCAATTCAATTTGATCCTTCGTTAGGATCTTGTACGCTTCTTTTGCACGCACAATATTATATTTATAATAATCTTGAATTAAAGAGATTATCTTGGCTTCATTCTCGATTTGTTTCTCGAGCTTCTTATCTTCTTCAGTTTTCTTCTTACCATAACGTTTTTGCTTACGTATTTTATTAAAAAGAAAATGATAGTGAAGCTTATCAGATAGGTGGTAATTCTGATTCATTTTTTGAGCAGCATCAATGGTGTCACTATGGTTAGATAAAGACAAATTGGTGCGCCATTGATTGTACTTAAACTCTTGGGGTCTATCAAGATCTATGAGAACTCTACTTGAATTAATATTATTCTCATATGACCAATCATATTTCTTATTCTGTATTTCAATTTTATCTTCTTCTTTTCTTGGTTCCAGCGTGACATCTAAAAACATCAAACGAACTCAAGTTCAAGCATCACATGGGCACAAAATGCAGCAAAGTTAATTTCTGGGTTAGCAGAAAATGCATTTTGGTATTGATAGGTTGCAATATGTAAAACTAACATAGGAACACCATCAGGTGTGAAGTATTGAGAAGCTGAATCATAGAACTGGTTATACAAAACATTGACATCAGTATCAAGATTGTTCTTAACCCACTTACGCACTTCTGTGAAGTTCTTATCCTTCATGAAATTAATAAGTTCCTTGATACTTGTTTCCTGCATATTAGCAAGAATACCAGAGTCAATCTTACCAGTAGCTGAATAACGCTGCAGCTCATTAAGAACACGCCGCCAGTCAGGAAAGTGCTTTGTGATAACCTCAGCAACAACAGCCTTATCATACTCAACATTTTCAGCTTCAAGAATATTTCCAACTCGCTTCATAAACTGCATAGCGAGCTTGCCCATATCCTTCTTGCTAATCTTGAAGTCTACGACAGAGCACCGAGAATGTAGCGGTTCAATGATTCTGTTTTTAAAGTTGCAGGTAAGAATGAAGCCACAGTTCCTTGAGAATTCTTCCATGAAATTGCGTAAGGCTGGCTGTGTGGAATTAGCGTTGAGGTAATCTGCCTCGTCAAGAATGACGTACTTACGTCCACCTTGGAGAGAAACTGAGGACGCGAAGTTAAGGATTTCATTTCGTAGTGTATCGATATTTCCATTCATAGATCCGTTAATTACGATGTAATCACAACCAAGCTGTTCAAGCATAGCACGAGCAACAGTTGTTTTACCAACACCTGCTGAACCAGATAGGATAAGGTTAGGGATATTATTTTGATCAACAAACTGTTGGAAGGTTGCCTTCAAATCAACAGGAAGGATGGTGTCTTCAATTGTTTTCGGGCGATATTTCTCGCACCACAAAAAGTCTTCACGCATGATATGTCTCCATAATAAAAAGGGAGGGTTATTATAAACCCTCCCGCACCAAAAGTCAACTTAGAAAGTTGACGTCGACTCAACAGCAATCCAATATTCCGCATCAGTCCCCTTAAAATGGGAAATGCCACGGGCAGAAATGCTTACATCATAATCGCCAGGAATAATCTTAATGTTTTCTGACTTAAAGATAGCCTTAAATGTCTTATCAGTTGTTCCAATGATAATTGAATAGACATCACCTGATGGATTCTTTGTATCAGCTGCCTGAAGACAAACATTAACACCATCACCAGTAATTACAATTTCAGGAAGACCAAGAACACCAAGTGCACGATGGATGTCCTTCAAGTTTGCATCAGTGATCTTAAAGGAAGCATCAATACTGGGGAGATTGATTTCCTTTTCAGGAACCTTTGTGATAGTGTTTTCATCAGCATATGTATAATGCGTTTTCTTACCACTATCAGCAATATCAACATATTTTTCAGAAAATGTCAACTCAGGCTCATTGAACAAACTAAGAGTTGAAATAAACCTATCAAGATTATAAATGGCAAACCGATTAGCAAAATTAGTAGTAACCGTTGCCTTTGCCATAATAGTCTTTGAAGGAGAAATCGTCTTCAGGGTATTCCCCTCCATAATAACAATGGAGGGGTTGATCTTGGCGAAATTCTTCAAAATATTGATTGTACTGGTATCAATTTTCATTAGTCGTAAATCCCTTCACAAGCTGAGCAATTTGACCAGGAGTTTCCTTGCAAGACATAATCTTACCATTCTTAAGAACCAGAGCCGTCACGGTAGGACGATCATCGTTCATTTGAATCAACATAGAAACTGGCTTAGTATAACGCTCCATAACAACAATTTCAGAAGCATCGATCCAGAACTCATAATTAGGCTCTGGGTGTGTCAATTGAATCATCATAATATATTACCTCACTTCTTTTTCTTACCACCCAAAGCGCCTGGGTCAGCGGTTGCAGCAGCACCAATAGATGCAAGATCTGCCAATGATCCACCAAAGATATAAGTTCCAACATGCTGGAGCTTCATCCATGGACAGAACCATGTCTTAATTTCCGCAGCCTGAGCCTTCTGACAGAACCAATAATCCTCTGAAAGATAACGCTTAGAAACAGGGTCAACTTCAGCCTGGAAGAACATCATAATCTCACGGCTACCATCAAAATGCTCTGTACGAACATGATCAGGACGATAGAGATATTCAGGATACTTATCAGCAAACTTCTGCATGGCATTCTTAGTAACCATCATGAAGCCTGTACCAATCTCAAGAACTTCACATGGTTCACTGATAGCGATACTCTGCTGACCACCCTTTGGGTTAAACACAAAGTCACCAACGAACTTCTCAAGAACATTAGGATCTTCATCAGCGATACCCCTATCAACAGCAGCCTTAATCTTTTCCCAACTAATGCACTTCTTAGGATAAGGGCCACCGATGATCTCATACTTCTCTGGTTCTGCTGCCTGAAGAGCCATCATCGCAATAACATCTTGAGGATTGAATCCGATATCAGAGTCAATGAAAAGCATATGCTCAGAAGTGGAACGCATAAACTCATCACAGCAATAATTTCTTGCACGAGTAATCAAAGACTCATTAAACAAGAAATACATTTGAAGAGGAATGCCATACTGTGTACAAAGCGCAGACAAGTCAGCGGTTGACTTAGCAAACATACCAGCACACATACCGCCATACATTGGCGTTGCTAGAAACAATCCACGCTTTCTAAGCGCATCAATATCAATTTTAATTTCCATTATTTACCATCCTTATAGTGGTCCACATACAAACACATGAGTGTGTAATGTAGAGCCTTCATTAAATCATCTTTGTTGTTTCCGTTCTTCTTGCCATAACGCCACAGATACTTAATAGCTGTGTTACGGAACGTAGCTGTGGATTCGCCAAGAGCAATCCAAGCATCAAAACATTCAACACTATCTTCATTAGTCTTGTAATGTTCATCATACGTCTTATCTATATAGTCTTGAAAATCATTGATGATCGCATTTTCAGCATATTTATATGTAATCATGTCTCTTTCCTTCTGCTTCACAATTATAGCAATTAGATCTTCAACTGTCGGGTGGGATTGTGTTGGTTCTGTATTTGCTGTTGGTGGCGTTTCTACTATAGTAGTATTAAACGACGGATCATAATTTGGCACTTCATCTTCCATTTACATCTCCAATATAGTTTTCACATACTCAAATACTGACTCTTGTTCATTTAATGTGTTATTAGAGAAAGTTTCTGTATTGAACATCAAAGTAAAATTAGTCATGATATTTGAAACTTTAGTTTCACGCCCAGCCAACCAAGTTTCGTTTTGATTACTGCCACGTTCTTTGTATCTATCTTGACGAACTGACTTATCTGTTTTAAGGTAAACAATTTTTGTATCATAATGGTCAACACAATGTTCCAAAAACGAAGCTGTAAAAAGCCTGTCACCCTCATATAATAGTATACCATATTCTGGCAAAGAAGCAAGGAATTTTATTGCCTCTGGTTGTACTGCCATTGACATTCTATCAGTCCCAGAAAATACTTCTCCTTCTTCATACTTACCAAGAATATAGATATTATCTTTCTGGAGATATGGAACAAGCTTGTATTCGCCATATTTTGGTTTAACTCCAGTCAGCTTAATAATGCGTTTCATAAGAGTAGTTTTACCAGCACCTGGCTCACCACCAATAGCAATAACTTTCATTAAAAAAACTCCTCGAGACCAATATTCTTTTTTTCGAAAAAACCAGTAGCATCTAGTATATTATTGTCAAGATACAAACTCATTTTACTATTATCTATCCTATTAGTCAATAACTTTTTATCTAATGTTTCAATTCTTGAATCCCAAAGTGGTTGCCAGTCAATACCAAACCAGCCGTCTTTTTCGCATTTTTGTATTTCTTCTGCCTGGCGATCAAGGTAATAACCAAGATATCTGCCCTTTGATTTACGAAACAACTTTTTGAAAGAACACAAACAAGTTTCCATATCAAAATAGTCTGTGTTAGGAAATTCCTGTTTTACTTCTTGGAGAATATAATATGCTTGTCCATCAATATAATTTAGCTGACTTGGTGTGAGTTTTTGATCATACCATTCATCAAGACCAAGAGCCAACAACAAACCATTACGATGGGAACGAGAGCCATCATGATCATCGAGCATAAGACTGGAAGGTTCAATTGGCATATCACAACACTGCTTTAATGTTTGAAGATAGAACCAGGTAGAATACCTACCAAACTTATGGAATTTTGTTTTTACTTCTGACCAAAGTTTGTCAAAGTTTTCTGTGGCTGATCCTTCGAGAAACGGTTGGAATGCTTCTCGTTGTGACTTTTCACCAATCCAGTTCTTGTATGATTCGAACTGCGTAGGTAAATGACCTTTATTCCACTTAGTGTCTGTTTGATAACGGAGCCGTTTGTAATTGTTATTGTTCCATTCGCGGAGTCGTTCAATACCGACGAGTTCGAAGTCTGGGAATTCATTCCATATCACCCATGTTGTTGGCAAATAATACGTTGTTCCGTAAATCCAAGCAATCCAAAGTTTTTGTTCTTTGTTATGCTCGAACCTACGGAACAAGTAATTAGTCATGAAAATCGCTGGATCGCAATCCTTAATGGAAAGCGACCAGCGATACCAGTTTATGAAGTCTTGCTTACGCTGCTGTTTTAGCAATATTTACTTTCTCAAGTAAAGTACTTACAGCTTTTTCAAAACTTTTCCAAGTTACAGGATGAGAATCACTTTCATGAATATATGGAAGTATAAGGATCTTGATAACATATCCATCCTTATTAGTCCAAGTCATATCACCTTTGTGATCAAACCCAGCAATCTTGATTGCATTTGAAAACTGCAAGATACAATCGTCACCACTACCAACTTCACTTGGTTTAGTATAACGAGCAAAAATCAACCCAGTTTTCTTGGCCACACGACCATAAACTGATGCAACATTTTGACTCGAACCAAGAGAATTTAGAATACCTCCCAATCCATTATTCATAAGAGTAACTACGTTATCACTTATGATAACAGCGTCATCAAACTCTTTCTTTGCACTCAAAGAATCTTTGATAGACCTTAGTTCCCTTTCATCATATTGATGGAAGTTATACTTTGAAGCGAGTTCGTTTTCGTTATACTTCTCAGAATAAGACTTGAGATTAGAACGAAGCTTTTGATCGCTAAAATTACCACCGCCATATGTATGGATAAAGGCTTCTTTAAACTCATAAGAACTAGGATGAAGTTCAGGATTTCTGTCATGAAAATTCTGAATCATTTTCTTGATATCAATCTCATCCATTTGCTTTTCGATGATAAGATTTTTAAAATTATCACGTTCGCCAAGATGGATACGATTAAACTCGTCATAATCAAGTTCAGCGTAATTGATATAAACTGTTGGAAAGGTAGTCCAACCAATTTGAACAGCAGCAGCTACTCGATGATTGCCACCGATAACAGAACGCTTAATGTTTTTCGTATCACGATCGTCAACAACAACAATCAAAGGATCTGTCTTTTCTCGGAAGAGACTAGAATTCTCTGTCATCTTGTCAACAAGATCTCGAATGTGAGACTTGACGTGACGAATAACACGAACCTGAATAAAATCATACTTAGAAATTTTCTCCAAAGATTCTTCGAAAATTTCATATTCTTTATTTTTAATCTTTTGAAGAATAGCCTCGGCCAAACGACGAGCATCTGGCTTTGATTTATTCTCAGGAAATACTCGATCAGAACAAATTTGATCTAACGTGACGCGAAACTCGTCAGTAATTAAACGATAGTCGTCAAGAGGACCATCCTTACCACCACCACCAACATTACGATTGTAAAGGTTCATACCGCCTTCGCGCAACTTTTTAATAGAAAACTTTTCAGCTACACGAGCCTCCAATTCTTTCTCAAAGTTACCCAAGATGTATTTACGCAACTGGCCATTACGCTTGGCAAACAAGAAAGAAGGCGAATCGCTAGAACCATAATAATGGGTATTGCCATCACCGAGTTCGTAACCGACGTAACCAATGTCTTCAGATGTGTTGTATGAGATATAACAGGTATGCATTTTATTACTCCATTTGTTGCCCGCAGGCTTTTTCAAGGTTTGTTGTTGTTGGTCTCAACCAACAGATATATAATACCCCATTTTATTCAGGAAGGCAAGCGAAATCATAATCAACGAAAAATTTTACACATCCTCCCTTACCTTTTCTTGTAATTTGTTTATAAATGAAAGAATCAATTGAGTAATCATTCTCGGAAAATATCGGAGAAGTAATACGAAACATAGAAAGTTGACATTTACTCTTTTGCATACCAAGCATAGTCAATCCTATTTTCTCATAGAAACCAACAGCTGCTGGATCTGCTGAAACTCTGAAATAATCAATTTTTAATTTATGACAATAATACAATGCAAAATCGCAAAGTAGTTTTGCGACTCCTTTGCCACGATGTTTATAAAACGTATGCAGAAGTTGAAGGTTTACGACAACAGGATATCTTTTAGAAAATGTGGTTAGGATTGCTCCGCAAAGTTCATCATCTTCCCAAATGCCAATTACCCAATCCCATTTACCAAGCATATCGCATTTAGAAACAAATGTTTTAGCAAATCTATCTTCTTTGCAATCTGTGATAAAAGAAACAAACTCTTCTTTAGTAGTAAGTTTAAATCTCAATGAACTTCCTTTGTTTCTTACCTCTGTCTTCTGGATGTTTGGTAGCCTCCCAACCTTTGAATTGTTCAAGGTTCCAAATCATCGGAGGAAATTTATAATTATTATCTGCAATCAAATCACGAGCTGATGGACCATCATTGAGAGCTGCTGAAATAAAATCACTAGTGAAACGAAAACATGATTCAATTTGTTCGCGCACGAGAGAAGCTCTGAAGAAACGAAACTCGATTGTACCAATATGTTTCATTGCATATGTATTAATACCATAACGAAATGGTCTTCCCATTGATACACCATCTTTACCAGCAGCGTGAAGCTTGATGAAATGATCAAAGTCAGTTGCTAGGTTTATAATATTATCACACATATAATCCGGAACAAATCTACCACCGTCATACTTAAGATAGGTTTTTGCACCTTTGACTTCTTTCATTTCGTCAACGTTATAAAACCCATAAGCGTAATCAATAGCTGTATGTTGGTTTTCTTTGACATACTTAGAAAATCGTTTAAGAGCCGTTACATCTTCTTTTAGCCCAGGAACGTAACAATGTATATGAGTATGGGTTGTTGTACAAATAGTTGGTTCATGACCAGCATCTATAAACAATTTTTGTAATTCAAAATACCTATCAACCTGTTCCTGCCAAGTTTTGGTTGGCTTTGTATTGATCTCACCACCAACAGGTGGATCAATGCCAAGAGGATCAGCGCAAACATTCTTATATGGCTCTTTGGTATTAATGATATCACGTTCACTGTATTCCCAAGAACCAAGATGTTCTGGGATAATGATTGAACGGGGAATATCACCCCATTCAATTTCCATGCCCCAAGTATAATTTTCCGGTTTAAAAATCATTGTAAATCCTTCACATCAACTTTAATAGTATAGCTCGAAACTTTGAATTTGTCAACAGTAAATACTTCATACATCGATGTTTTTACAGAAAAATTTAAACCAGCTCTCTTCAAAATATCCGCTGTTGATGCAAAGATAACAGCATTATTTTCAGCAGAATAATATAAAGGACGTTCATGATTTCTGAATGCAACAATTTTTTTATCATCATACAGAGCACAAACAGCCATTGATGCTGGTTCAAAGTGAACCAAAGGATTTACATCTTTTTCCATCGCTCGCAAAATAAGCTCTGAGTCGTTTTCTGTTTCTGTTTCAAGAGCATATTTTTCCAACCACGTACTAGAAGGTTCTTGAGATATAATACCATTATGGGCAATAGATAATCTGTTGCTAGACATAGGCTGATTGTAACGCAGATCAGAAGTTGAATATCTAATGTGTCCGATGCAATAGAGGTTTCCATCTTCATTTCTCCAATCTTCTAAATTTTGTTTCATAATAAACTGATCAGCAGGAATCGGTTCCTTAACTGTATTTACAATACCATTTTTAACATAAGAAACGCCAGTCGCATGCTTACCACGGATCATAGATTGAACGAAAAGACCACGAACTAAATCGTGGTCTTTCGCTGTGAAGTTTCTAATTGTTATTCCTAGTACACCACACATTAGAAAAATGCATCCAAGCTTGCCGAAGATTCTTTTGCATAAGGATTAGGAACATTATGCGCTTTTAGATAATCAAACCATTCTTGATCATCCCACATATTAGGTGAAACACCATTCCAAAGTGGTCTTTGTAGTTTATGGTCTTTATTGAGACGTCGTTCATCAACGAATTGTTTGCGAAGATTTTCGTAATCCCATGACTTAAGATCAAGCATTTTTTCACGGAAGTAAGCAACAATAGTCATACGGTCATTGTCGTCGCCGATCAGTGCATCATTGCCGTGAATACCCTCATGGTTATTAACCAGTAACATATCACCTGGCTGAAGATTAATAGCAATCCTGAACTCAGGAAGAATAAATTGACCGCCACGCCAACCCTTTCCATCAGGACCAGTGACACCACAAATATTGCTGAAACCAGTAGTGAGATCGCCAGCGTCGCGGTGACAGGCAGTGCGCCAATTATGGTTAACAGTAAGAGTAGTAAAGACAGTACCATCGATACAGAACCTGCTATCAAGTTTATTCGCTTGTTCATTTTGAGCATTCCATCTACCAGGAATTAGTTCGCGAAATTGGTCATTTAGTTTATGTAGGTAAGTATAACAAAGAGCAAACTTATCATAGTTCTTTTCAGTATACGCAGTTGCACGTCCATAAGGAATTCTAGGATAGCGATCAAAGTATCCAGCAATACCAGACATAACAGACTGAGCATAGTTTGTTTCACTTATATAAGTTTCAGAAACAAACTTTGCTTCTTTAATCTGTTCATCACGTGACATGTTAACCACATCACTGAGCCACTTTTCAAACCAACCATGATATTCAGGATAATGTTTACATACTTCTGAACGAAGCCAAACTCTACCACGAGTTTCTTCTTTAGTATTTTTCTTATGAAAATCACGAATAGTTTCAATTGTATCATCATCAATTGAATTATTTGGTCTACCAAGAAAAGCAAGAATATCTTCGTGTTCTGGTGTGACCCAATCACGTCCACCACGACCTGAAGTCCCAAGAAAATCACCACGAGGTCCAGCAGCCAATCCACGGTTTTGGGACTCAACAGCGGCTTCTCTTAATCCAGCATATGCTGCATCTTGCTCTTCTTTAGTAAAAATATTCTTGCGATATTTGAAAATAATGTTAGATTCATCATTAATGCCTGTTGGATTCCAAGCATAAAGATCACAATCGGAATCAATAACACGATCATAATAATTATTAGATACAAATGTGCCAAGAGTTTCTTCTGAATCAATCTTTTGCCTTACTAGAACTTCTACCATTATTTTCTCCTATTAATGTTATCCAGTATATATACTTGTATTATAGCGTGATAGACGCAATTTTACAAACATATTTTGTGTGTGCTTTATCCAACACACCTCTAACATCAGGAGGGGTCCAATCAGCTGGCTTTTGAATTTTGCCATCTGCCCGACGAATTACCTTGCCATCGACCAGCTTTGCCATATTGCTTCTATGCACCTCAGCAAAAAGCTCATCCAAAGGAATACCGTAAGAAACGGCAGTGCCACAAGCAATATAGATAATGTCAGCAAGCGCATCAGCGACTTCAATAAGATCATCAGTGAGTTCTGCATTACGGTACTCATAAAATTCTTCTGCCAAAATATTGATACGAAGATCACGCTCCGCCTGATCAGGAAACTCTGGCTTCTCACCAATACGCTGACCGAAAGCCTGATGAAAATCACGAACGTCTGTAAACATAGTCATTGTATAATCCACTCCGGAGGTTGTCTGTTGGTCCACTTGTGAAGGTTTGACTTTCCCATTATATAATAATTGCGATAATTAGTCAATGGATCTTCTGAAATAATATACTCTGGAGCCATACAAGAAGGCATTGGGGTCCACTCCCAAGCTTTCAAATTATGTGGTGGAGATTGTAACATATATGACAAATTACCGTAACATTTATGTGTTTTGTTGTAACGATGAGTATATTCACGCATAAGTGCAAACATATGATCTACTAGCCAATCGTAGTTACGAACTGACTGACGGCACCAAACAGCTGAAGGATGATTAATGTGTGTAGCTTGATAGAGAACATTCTCGCGAGCATCAGTTAATACCCATCGTTTGGCTTTACGACCTGTTTTTGATTTACCTTCAGTTTCTACACCATCAAGAACTCGATGGGCTGTTGAGAGCAACTGTGCGCTCTCAAGAATCATTTTGACTACATGCTTATCGACGAGCGACTGAGCAGCGTCCATTGGGTTTTCATCAACGTAGAAGATGTTCATAGCGACTAAGATCCGTATTAACGTTTAATGTAGTGACGTCCCCACGTCGCCACTTTTCTAAAGCTTTATCACGATGGAACCGATTTGCTTTATTGTAGAATACAATTCCATCTAAGTGATCAAGTTCGTGCTGAAAGATACGAGCAGTCATACCAGTAAACTGTCTAGTAATCGTTTCATTGTTTGGTTTCGTAAAACGAACACGAACATGTTGTGGTCTTTTTATTTTAACCGCTAAACCTGGAAAAGTCAAGCATCCTTCTTCTAAAGAAATAGACATTTCTGATGGTTGAACAATTTTTGGGTTAAAACAAACAAAGTTCTCAGGAGAACCTCTCATTGCAAAAATACGATATGGAATACCTACCTGATTGGCAGCAAGACCAATACCATTATTATCATACATAAATTTCACAAGTTCTTTTGAGAACTCAATCGGGTCAAACGGAGGATTTTGAAAGTCAAATTGTTGACACGGAGTCGTTAGAATTGGGTCGTTGCTCTTCACTAGTTCCATTTTTCTTTTCCTTTAGAGAATATGTACCGTCTTCATTATCTATCCAAAACAATTCAGTCCCTTCGATCCAACCCATCTGAGATAACAGTTCTGTTGGAATAGGCATAATAAGTTCGCCTGTTTCAGGATCTTGTTCTAATGTTACTACCAATGTCGTATAACTCCTGCTACGATAAAGATATTTGTTATTACATAACAGAGAACTATACAGGTGCGAATGATTGCAACCTTATCAGCTTCTCTATCATCTTTGCCAGTTTTTTCACCAAGAGCCTTGGCCCAGATACGCCAAATCATATTGTCAAATCAAAGTTAATGATAGTACGATAACCAATAGTAGGTTGACTGCTACAATGATATCTAGAGCCATCAAATAATACAGCTCTGCCTCTCTTGGGCGTAACTCTTTTGTGTTCCTGGAGAACAACTCCCTGAGACCCTCCAGGAGTATCATTAATGGTCTGCTCATAGATAA